ATTTTTTCTTCTTCAACTGTTTCAATGTCATCAAAGAAAGAATCATCTTCCTCTCCCCAAGCCTTTTTTAACTGTGCAGGTTTTGTCTCCACTAAACTTTCTGTAGATTCTTTAACAATAGCTTCTTCTTGAATTTCAATATCATCAAAGAAAGAGTCATCTTCATCTCCCCATTTTTTTTGTGGTTTCTGGTCTTCTAATATTTTTTTGTCTTTAACCACAGATACTTCTTCTTCAATTTCTATGTCATCAAAAAACGAATCATCCTCTTCTCCCCATGGTTTTTTCGTTTTAATTTCCAGAGAAGTTTCCTTTTTTGGTGTTATTACTTTAGGTTCTATTTCAAAATTCAAATCTGACAAGTCTAAATCATTAAACATAACTTCTTTAGGTTTATGTGTTTCGTTTTGTTTTTGTACAGTACGTTTTTTTGTATTATCCTCAAAATTTGAAACATTATACTCGTGTTTTTCTAGAAAATTCTCAAATGATAAACCATTTTCTACTCTTCTGCATAATAAGCTTCGATTTATACCAAAACCTCTGTATCTAACATCTCCTATGTCATAATCTACATTAATATCTTTAGTTACAAAATCTATACTATTCAAATAAGTTTCATGCAATTTTTCATTTCCACGTAAATAGTTTCTTAACACTTTATAAATGTTTTGTGCTTCTTTTATAACATCATTAGAAAAACCTGCCAATTCTAAATTTTCCTCACCATATCCTCCAGAATATAAATTATCTTCCTCAATCTCTATATCATAATCTAGAACATCATCAAAAGCATTTAGCTTAGGTTCATTTACTCCTAAAGGTGTTCTATGCTCTTTTAATTGAGTTCCAAAAACATAGTCTGTAGCAGCTCTTGAATCTAAACCAAATGTATCTTCAAAATATAAGTTTTGATCAAAACCATACCTAGCAGGATTTATTCGTTTTTTTTGTAGTGTTAATTTATTTTCTAATGTTTCTTTATTTTTCTTTATTAAATTCTTATCACTTATTTTAAACTTATTTTTGACTCGAGATGTTAATTTATATTCATCTCCAATTTCTTGCACGTGTTGATCAAAGAAATTCGTTACATCAATATTATAATCCCAATTCATTATTTTACGCATAACATTATTCCTTAATAAAAAACTGCATTCAAAATCTCCGACAAACCCAGTTGTATTCCAACAATTAAATTGTACTAAGGATTTAATATATAATGTAAATACTTTAGCTTTACCAGAGTATGTGCTTAACGTCTTATAATCAAATTGTATTATTTTATGGTACTCATCGCCTATAGTTGGCTTAGATATATACAATTTATCAGTTATAATTACAGGTACTATACTATCCACTACTGGATTTGGTGTAAAGCTAAATTGACCTGTTAGTTTATTTATATATAAATTTTTCCCTTTAATACCTAAATCTAATGGTTCATAAGAATCTAAAAAGTTGCTAACATCTTTATTTGTACGTCTTAAGAATTCACCTACAGAAATAGAACCCATCAGTCTCAAACCTGTTATATATGCAATTGGTATTATATGTAACTTCTTCGAGGCTGTTATTACTGTTAAATTGTGACCCTTTTTTCCATGTGTCTCGTTAAAAACTAATTTAAAATCTTCACCTAATGTTGTGAGAAACACTGTAGTCATACCTGTTTTAGGTGAATTTTTTCTATACTCATACTTATAACCTAATTTGGTATCTAAATACTTCATAAGAGGCAAGGGATTATTTAATACAAAATCGTTTAGGGAACAAACAATTTGAGTTTGTGAATTACTTAATTTTAATTGATTAGACATGTACATTTCTCCAATTCTTTTAATATATTCACCTGAAGTTGTCTTATTGTCTACTAAAAATACAAGGTTTTTCAACTTTTCTCTTGCTACATCTTCCGGAATATTCATTGCAGCCATAAAAGATAATAACATAACCACATCATTTAACAAATCCGGTGTTTGATTTTCCCAACCTACTTCTAATGGATGATGACTATCATGTAATTCTTGATCTAACATATTTGAAAATACTTTTGGTGTAAACTCTTCATACAATCCTGTACTTACCACACAAAATCTACCTGAAATTGCTTGTGTTTCTACATATTTAACAATAGAGTGTAATAAATCATTACCAGGATTAAAATTCAATAACATTGGTTTACCTCCTCCCTTAGAAGTCAATGCTATTTCCATTAACACACTTATTTCTTTTATACTAATATTACTCAAATCTATAGACAATTTGTTGGCAAGGTTTTTTAGAATTGCAATATCATTTAAGAACAAAGAAACATCAGATATTTTTATATTATCATTTTTAAAATCAGAATTGCTGATTAGATATTGCAATAACCTAATAGGATCATTTGTACATGTATAATCAAATTTCCTCATAGGTTCTGCGTATGCCTTAGTATCCTTATTACTTTTCCCTGCCAATGTAATATATGAAGTAGAAAAATGTGTGTAAATATATTGAGAAACTTGATCATATCCATATAAAGATGGTACAAACAACTTGTCAGATTCAAGTGGTTTTTCTAACAAACATTTTGATAACTCAAATATAAATTTAGCTGCTGTAAGGATTGTACAATTTTCTATATCTATTTTTGACATAGCTAAAACTCTATTGGTGTCAAAAAAATTGCTCAACAAATCTGTATTTATATTTAAGTTTAAGCATTTCTGTTTTACAAAGTGTGATAACCGTAACATTAATTGAACACGACCTTGTCTCATGTAAGCTTCACCAAAACTTTTTTGGTAATATTTTGATAATACCCAAGGTAAATATCTATCTGGATCTCTAGGTTTACTAAATAAATCTACAGGATGATCTTCCCAGAAGTTTTGTGAATCTTCTAAAGTAAAGTTCAATTTGTTTCTAATATTTCTTAATAACATACTATTTCTTAAATAACTATAATTTGGATGGAAAAGTCCTGTAGTAAATTTTTGTCTATCTTCTTGATATTCTTCATCATCTATGATATTTTCGCATAAAGACAGACAATACAAAGTAGTTAACAAAGGTACAGAATTAGGTTCATACATAAATAGTCTATAATTATTTGGATCTCCTTTTGAAAATAAATACAACAAAGGATGAATGTCAGGTATTCCCCAAAGCTGCACAGGTAAACTTGTCCAACCTAAATTATAAAAGTTTGTATTATAATACAGTTCTTTATTGCTTGTAAAAAGACCATAAGCAGTAGCTATTCTAACGTTTTGAATTCTACCCATTATATAGGCAACATCAGCAGGAACACCCATTCTACAAGCCTCACCAACTCTACTACAAGTAGTCATTATATCTGAAGCATATCCTAAACAACCAATATTAAGACCTACTTCCTTGATCTTTTTTATTTGTGGATATACCATAACACCATTAAAAGAAATAAGAGAAATAAATTCTAACAAAAATTGTTGACAATTTGTCTTTTTTGTACTATCTGTCATGCCCATAAACCTCATAACAATTCTATGTACCTTTTTAAACAGTGAAAATGTTTCAGAGTTTTCTGTTAAAAATATAAAAGCATAATCATCAGAATGCTCCATATGGTAAAAATCACTGGTATCATCTGGGTATAGTTTTTTCCATATTTCTCTTGTTAACTCTGAGCATGCGACAGCTTTGCTTGAAGATAAATAATTAAACATACCTTGTAGAAAATTTTGTGTAGATTTATAAATAGGTTGGCTTAAATATTCTGTTACACCTGGTAAATTAAAGAATATATTTTTTAATAAATCTACAGGAATGTATATATCTTTATTAGACCATGCCATGATAACTTCTTCTAACAGACTCATTAAATTTTCATCAATAATTTCTTTAAATCCCTTTGTAAATTTCAACAAACATTCCATAGTTTCAGCTGCAGACCACTTTGTACAATCGCCATTACAGTAAAAAATCTTCTTATTCTTACCTGAAGAATTTAATAGCGCTCTGTCTAATAAATTTTGAATATTATACATCTTTTTATCACCAGAAACCGAAATCATTTCTTCTTCTAAATAACCACATATAACTTTAAACGTTTGTTCAAG